CTCGAACACGAGGTTGCAATCATCGTTGCGGAGCAAGAAAGAAACGGTTTTAAACTCAATGAAGCTGGGGCTTTACAACTACTATCTATACTTAAAACTAAGTTGGACGCTATTCAGGTTGAAATGGCAATCATCTTCCCCGATAAAGTCACCACTGGAAGAGTTCACAAAACGTCAGGGAAACCGCTCAAAGACATCATCGAGCCGTTCAATCCCGGCAGTCGGCAGCAAATTGCCGAAAGACTCACCGAAAAGGGGTGGAAGCCTAACAAGTTTACAGAAAAAGGGTCGGTCATCGTCGACGAAACCACGCTCGAAAGCCTCGACTTCCCAGAAGCAAAAACCTTAGCAGAGTACATGATGTTGCAAAAGCGGATAGCACAGATTGATAGTTGGCTAGAAGCTCTTGGCAAGGACGGAAGGGTACATGGTCGTGTCATTACTAATGGCGCTGTCACAGGTCGTATGACGCACATGAAGCCTAATATTGCACAGGTTCCTAACTGTGGCAGTCCTTATGGACACGAGTGTCGGGATTTATGGATTGTAGAGAAAGGATATAAGTTAGTTGGCATTGATGCAAGCGGATTAGAGTTGCGGATGTTGGCTCACTATATGAATGACAATGTATATACACATGAAGTTGTATCGGGCGACATCCACACAGCGAATCAAACCGCTGCTGGGTTGCAAACGAGGAATCAAGCTAAAACGTTTATCTATGCTTTCCTCTATGGCGCTGGAAGTGCCAAAATCGGGTCGATTGTTGGAGGTTCTGCGAAAGAAGGACAAAAGCTCATTGATTCTTTTCTACGAAATACGCCGAAACTTAAAGCTCTTAGAGAGAAAGTGGCTCGTATCTACGCTAAAGAAGGATGGCTACCGGGTCTTGACGGACGCAAGCTACTCGTTCGTGCAGAACACTCGGCGCTCAACACGTTATTGCAAGGCGCTGGTGCAATCGTTATGAAGCAAGCTGTAGTTATCTTACATAAGAAACTACGGCAGTCAAAGATAGGTTTTAAGATAGTCGCCAATGTTCACGATGAGTGGCAGATTGAAGTAGAAGAAAGTCGTGCTGATGAAGCAGGTCAGCTAGGTAAGCAAGCAATCAAAGAAGCTGGTATAGTGTTGAAAATGCGCTGTCCATTGGACGGAGAATACAAGGTAGGTAACTCATGGAAAGAGACACATTGATGACTAAAGAAAAAGACCCAAACCTACTCGGCATGGTTGCTGTGTCTGCTTACAAAGATGGGACATATTCGCTAAGTTCTTCTTTTGATTTAGAAGAAACTTATGAGTTGCTAAAGGATGCAGTATTGGATATTGAAGATGGAACAATGGAAGAAAGTCTAGATTATTCTAATCAAACTTTACAATAAATCAGTAAAACTTTACAATAAGTTTATCACATTATGAAATCAAATAGTTGTAAGTTGTTGTATAATAAACAGGCAGTATTTCTAAACGTAGTAGATAAGGAGATTTAAAATGGAATTGAAACCAGTTAAGATTCAAGCAGAAGTTCAGTGGGCTTTCTTTGACAAAGTAAACGACATGAGTGGCAAGTTCCAATGTGACTTGGCTAACCTGTCAACAGCAGCCGTCGAAGCCTTGGAGTCTATTGGTCTTGCACCTCGCAAGCGTGAAGACAAACCTGAGAAGGGTTGGTTCTTAACAGTGAAGTCAAACTACGCTATCCAGCCATTTGACAAAGATGGTAACGAGATTAAGGATGTAGTTGGTAACGGCTCTAAAGCAATTGCTTTGATTAAGCCGTATAGCTGGAAGTGGAAGAACAAGGATGGTGTATCTGCCTCGTTAGCAAAGATTGTGATTACCGATTTAGTAAAGTACAACGCTAGTGGTGATGACGCTTCTATTGAAAACTTGGATGACGACATCCTGTGATAACAGCTCTCATTGATGCTGATAGTCTTTGCTACGCAGTAGGGTTCTCTAGTAACGATGCAGAGGAGTCTATTGCGATAGCAAGGCTTGAGGAAACAATGACTGAACTTTGTATGGAGCTGGACTGTGAAGATTACAAGGGCTTCCTAACGGGCAAAGGCAACTTCCGTGATGCGATAGCAGTTACAGTTCCATATAAGGGTCAGAGAGTATCTGAAAAACCTGTTCATTTACAAGCACTTAGATGTCATTTAGTGACATCGTGGGGCTTTACAGTAGTACAAGGAATTGAAGCAGATGATGCAGTTGGTATTGCTGCTTACGCAGTTCCTGAAGATGAAACTATCATGGTACACATTGACAAAGACCTCAATCAATTTAGAGGTTGGCATTACAACTACCGCAATAAAGAAAAATATCATGTAACTGAGTTTGAAGGTTTAACTGCTTTCTATACTCAAATTCTTACTGGTGACAGAATTGATAACATTATTGGACTGAAGGGTATTGGTCCTGTTAAAGCTAAAAGGATTCTTGAAGAATGTACAAACGAAAGCGAACTATATCAAGCAGTCCTCAAAGCCTACGAGGGCGACCAGCAGCGAGTGTCGGAGAACGCACAACTCCTGTGGCTCCAAAGAAGTCCAAATCAAGTCTGGACACCACCAAGCTCGTCTTAGTTGAATGGTTAGATGCACTTGCTCAAGGTGAATGGCATGAAGCAAAGCGTGAAGATTTAAAGTGTAAATCAGTTGGGTTTGTAGTGTTTGAAGATGATGAACAAATTGAACTTGCTGGGACTATCACGATAGGTATGTGTAATAACAGCATTACCATCCCTAAGAAGATGCTCACAAAAGTAAAGGAAATAAAACTTGAAAACAAGCTCAGCAAAACAAAAAGGAAGACTGCTCCAGCAATGGACAGTAAAGCAGTTACTAGCGAGGTATCCACAGTTGACGGACAAGGACTTACGCAGTTGTCCAATGGGTAGTCATGGTGAAGATGTTGTGATGTCTCAGTTTGCTAAGGAAGAAATGCCAGCAACATTTGAGTGTAAGTCTTTAGCAAAGATAGCCGTCTACAACTACTACGAGCAGTGCAAGAAGCATGGCGATGGTGAACCAATAGTTATTATTAAACAGAATAACTGTAAACCACTTGCAGTAATTGATGCAGAGATTTTATTTGACTTAATGGCACAATAGGAGAATGACAATGTACGACGACAACACGATGGAAGTAAAGTTTGAAATACATAGCGGAGATGGTTTAATCACTAAAGAGTTTAGTGTAGAAGACTGTACTTCTTGGACAGAATTAGTCTTACAGTTTGGTGACTTTTTAGCTGCTCAATATGGTTATGGAATATCAGAAAAGATTCTGTTCATTACCGACCATCCTTACGGACGTGAGCATGACTACGCTATTTCTAAAAAAGAGTTTGAAATGGTGTTACAGCATCGTAAGCGTGAAAAAGCAATTGATTCATTGTTTGATGACGAGGACGACACACAGTGAAAATCCTATTGTTAGATATTGAGACAAGTCCTAACACAGCCCATGTTTGGGGTCTGTGGCAGCAAAACGTCAGTATCAATCAATTGATGGAGTCTTCCTATGTCTTATGCTACGCAGCTAAGTGGCTAGGCGAAGAAGACATTTACTTTGATTCTGTACACCAATCTAAACCTAAAACAATGCTGAAAGGTATTCATGCTCTTCTGGACTCTGCTGATGCTGTTATCCATTACAATGGAACTAAGTTTGATATTCCTACTCTTAACAAGGAATTTCTACTCACCAAGTTACTTCCTCCATCGCCTTATAAACAGATTGACCTCTTGCGTGTGGTTCGTAGTAATTTTAGGTTTCCTAGCAATAAGCTGGATTATGTATCTCAACGTCTGGGTTTAGGTAAGAAACACGAACACGAAGGTCATGCTTTGTGGGTCAAATGTATGAATGGAGATAAAGATGCTTGGAAACGTATGGAAGATTACAACATACAAGATGTTGTTTTATTGGAAGACTTGTACAATAATCTTTTGCCTTGGATTAAAAATCCCCCTAACCGCAATTTATTCAGCGATATTCAAGGCTGTCCGACTTGTGGACATGAGCATTTGCAAAAGCGTGGAACAGCAGTGTCAACTACAGGAACTTATCAAAGGTATCAATGTAGGTCTTGTGGAAGCTGGTCACAAGGTACTAAATCAACTAAGAAAATGGTAGAGGTAAAATCTCATGGATAATCCAATCGCAATGCCAGCACATTATGGCTACGATGTTTTAACAAAGTATGAAGATGATACAGAAGAGTTTTTTCGTAAAGCTAGATTAGCTGCTCAGTATGCAGATGGAATGGAAGACCCCGGTGACAGTTTGTCTAAGCAAGTAGGCGGTACACACTATAAAAAAGGTGTACAACCTTGGACAATAGCGTTAGATTGGGGACTTGACCCTTGGTCTCATAATGTGGTAAAATACATACTTCGCTTCCCTTATAAAAATGGACGAGAAGACCTAGAGAAAATTCAGCATTATTTAGAGTTTTTAATAGATAATTATGATGATGTAGTAGATAAGTATTACAAGTAGAAAGAAACTATGCCACTGCTTTTGCACGAAATTAAAGAACGTCTTATTGCTTTAGATGAGATAACGCTACTGGAACTTTTAAACATCAGCAGTGAAGACATAGTAGAGATGTTCTCGGATAAAATTGAGGACAATGCCGATAGA